GTCGTCTGTACCGCTGGGGTGAGTCGGCAGGTGAGTCTGCGCGTCGGCGCAGGTCGAGCGCGTGTGAATCGTGGCGGGTGCTGACTTATGGCACAAACACGCGAGCAGCACACCGAGTACATGCGCAACTATCGGCGCAGTCAGCGGGCCGCTCGGCTCGGTCCGGCACCCGAGACGTCTGCAGAGTCGGGGGCAGACGCTCGGGTGCCGCTCTCGGTCGTCGCGGCGGTCGAGGCCGAGCTCGCGATGATGAGCAACGCCGACCGGTTCCCTGCGCTGCGCGAGGCGGCGCGGGTGCTGGCGCAGTGCCTCGACGACCCGCTTGAGCGCAGGCACCATCCGAGCGCGGCGGGGCAGCTGCGGGCGCTGCTGGCCGAGGTGCGCACCGCGCAGGGCGTCGACGGTCGCTCGTCGCTGCGGGCGATCCGGTCCGAGGTTGCGTCGTGAGTGGCGAGCTCGTCCTCGGGTGCACCGAGCCGCGCATCTGGACTCGGCCGCTCGTCGAGCTCGACCGGTCGACCTCGCTCGGCTACGCGTGCATTGATTTCGCCGAGCAGGTGCTGCGCATGACGCTCTTTCCTTGGCAGCGCTGGCTGCTCGTGCATCTGCTGGAGCGTCGACCGAGCGGCGTGCTGCGCTTTCGCACGGCGATCCTCATCGTTGCGCGGCAGGCGGGCAAGACGACGATCGACGAGGTCATCGCGTTGTTTTTCATGTACGTCCTCGGGCGTGCGCTCGTCATCGGCACCGCGCAGTCGCTGGACATCGCTGAGGAGTCGTGGCAGGCGACGGTCGATCTCGCCGAGTCGACGCCGGAGCTCGCGGCCGAGATCGCGCGGATCGACCGGACATCGGGTAAGAAAACGCTGCGGCTGACGCGCGACGAGCAATCCAAGGAGACGCGGCGCTACAAAGTGGCCAGCGCGACGCGGCGCGGCGGGCGCGGGCTCTCCGGCGACCTCGTGCTGCTCGACGAGCTGCGCGAGCACCAGACGTGGGAGGCGTGGAGCGCGGTTAGCAAGACGACGCTCGCGCGCGAGGCGGCTCTCATCCTTGGTTTGTCAAGCGCGGGCGACATTTCCTCGGTCGTGCTGCGGCATCTGCGCAGGGTCGCGCTGGAGTCGATCGCGGCCGACGGCGACGCGGTCGCTGCGGCCGAGCTGCAGCAGCGGGTCATGGAGACGGCTGCTCTGATCGACGACGACGACGTCGACGAGGTCGAGGCCGATGACACGCTGGCATTGTTCGAGTGGAGCGCACCGGCTGGCAGCAACCCACGCGACCGGCACGCGCAGGCGCAGGCGAATCCGACGATGAATCTGCCGGGGGGCATCTCCGAGCGCAGCCTCGCGGCGGCGCAGCGCACCGACCCCCCGCACGTGTTCGCGCAGGAGTGCCTCGGCATCTGGGCGGCGACGACGTCGCTCGGTCCGTTCCCTGCGGGCAGTTGGCTCGCGGGTTCGACGACGCACTCGGCGATCGTCGACGGCAGCGCGATCGGCGCGTGCGTCGATGTCTCATGGGATCGCGCTTATGCGCATGTGGCGGTCGCCGGGTACCGGTCCGACGGCGATCTGCACGTCGAGGTCGCGACGACCCGAGCGGGGCTCTCATGGGTCAAGCCGTGGCTCGTCGAGCGGCAGGCGCGGCTGGGTTTCGTCGGCGTCGCGGTGCAGGAGAAGGGCGCTCCGGTCTCGACGCTGCTCGCCGAGCTCGTCGACGCGGGTCTGCCGGTCATGCCGTGGGCCAACGCGGATCTCGGGATCGCTACGGGGCAGTTCTACGACCTCGTTGCGCCACCGATCGGCGAGGACGGCAACCCGACCGGCCGCAGGGTCTGGCACCTGCCGCAGCCGGTCCTGGACGTGCCTGCGGCGTCGGCGATCAAGCGGCAACTGACCGACGCGTGGGTCATCGACCGCAAGCGTTCACCCGACGACGCGGCTCCCCTCGTCGCGGCGATCGGCGCGGTCTGGGCGCTGCTGTCCAAGCCTGCCGCGCCGAGGGTCTCGGCGTACGAAACGAGAAGGTTGGTCTCGGTATGAGCGTCCTGACCGATGTGACCGAGGGCGTGCGGGCTCGCGTGGCCAAGTGGGCGGGCAAGGCGACCCAAGGACCGATACCGATGCCCGAGGGGTACTACCCTGCGGCGATCCCGTTCTACACAGGGTTCAGCCCTGACGATTGGAACAGCACCCTCGGTCGGATGACTCCGGCCGAGATGTATGCCTCGCAGCCATATCTGCGGCTCGTCGTCGATTTCCTCGCGCGCAATATCGCGCAGCTCGGCGTGCACGTGTTCGACCGGCTCGACGAGGACCGGCAGCGCGTCACGACCGGACCGATGGCCGAGCTCCTGCGCAGACCGAACCCGACGACGACGCGGTATGAGCTCTTTCGCGACCTCGTCAGCGACCTCGCGCTGCATGACCGGGCGTACTGGCTGCTGACGGCGGCACCGGACGCACCGGCAGGTTTCGAGCTCTATCAGCTGCCTGCACCGTGGGTCACCCCGGTCGGCGGTAATCGGTACGGTCCTGCGGCGTACGAGATGCTGCCTGCGGACGCCAGCGGGCCGACGGTCACCGTACCGGCGGCGAACGTGCTCGCATTTCACGGCTGGAGTCCTGGTCACGCCGACCGGGGGCTCTCGCCGGTCGCCACGTTGAAAGAGATCCTCGGCGAGCAGGTTGCGGCGCACCGGTTCCGCGAGCAGTTGTGGAGGCGCAGCGGGCGCGTCAACGCGTACCTCACGCGACCGGCAGCCGCGCCGATCTGGGGACCGGAGGCCGAGGCGCAGTTTAAAGAGGACTGGCGGGCCAGCTGGACCGGCGAGGGCGGCGAGGCAGGCGGCACCCCGCTCCTGCAGGACGGCATGGAGCTCAAGCGCATCGGCTACTCGGCGCACGAGGACGAGTTCGTCGACGCGTCCAAGCTGGCGCTGACGACGGTCGCGGGGGTCTATCACATCAACCCGACGATGATCGGGCAGCTGGACTCGGCGAACTATTCAAACGTCCGAGAGTTTCGACGCATGCTCTACGGCGACACTCTCGGACCCATCCTCGCGGCGCTGGAGGACCGGCAAAACGCTTTCCTGCTGCCACGTTTGGGCGAGCCTCCCGAGCGTTACGTCGAGTTCAACATCGCCGAGAAGCTGCAGGGCTCGTTCGAGGAGCAGGCGGCGGTCATGTCGACGCTCGTCGGCGCGCCGATCATGACGCCGAACGAGGGTCGGGCGCGGTTCAACCTGCCAGCGGTCGAGGGCGGCGATCAGCTCGTCGTGCCGATGAACGTGACCGTCGGCGGGCAGGCGTCACCGCAGGACGGCGGCGACCCTGCGACCCCGCCGATCACCGACGCCAACTCGCTCGACGTGCTGCGCAAGGTGCTCGGCTACCGGGTGCCGGAGCTACCCGAGGCCAAGGCCAAGCCGCGCACGTACTCGACGCGGGCGACTCCTGCGCCGCAGTGGCTCGTCGACGACTCGACCGAGGCGCTCGCGCACACGTTCAAGCGGCAGGCCGACGCGATCGCGTCGGCGGTCGGCGGCGCTGCCAAGCGGGGCGCGCTGCTGACCAAGGCCGACGGCACCGACGAGGCACCCGAATGGTGGGACGGCGAGCGTTGGGATAGCGAGCTCACCGACGACATGCACGAGGTCGCGATGAAAGCGGCGGCGGCGATCGGTCCGGCTCACGCGAAAGCGCTCGGCTACGACCCCGACGATTTCGACGTCGAGCGCATGAACAATTTCCTGCAGTCGGTGGCTGCCTCGCGCGCCAAGTGGATCAACTCGACAACTGTGCAGCAGGTGCAGGACTCGCTCGCCGACCTCGACGACCCCGCGCAGGCACCGGCAGCGGTCCGGTCGGTATTCGACGAGGCGATCGCGGTGCGCGCGGCGATGTCTGCGGCGACGTTCGCGAACACCCTCTCAAATCTGACGACCAACGAGGTCGGGCATCAATTCGTGGTCACGACGACCGTCGACGGGCGCACCTCGTCGAACATCACCAAGACGTGGATCGTCACGAGTGCCAACCCTCGGCCGGAGCACGCCGACATGGACGGCGAGACCGTGGCGGTCGACGACGTTTTCTCCAATGGCGCGAATTGGCCGGGCGACCCGGTCCTCGGTGCGGACGGCGTCGCCGGGTGCACATGCGTTGTAGACATCAATCGAAAGGACGACGCGTAATGCTCACCAAGACACTTCCGGCGAAGGTGCGGGTACTGACCAAGGCCGACGGCGACGGCGGCACGGCGGGGCAATTCGAGGCGCTCGTCTCGGTATTCGACAACGTCGACTCGTACGGCGATGTCATCCGCAAGGGCGCATTTTCTGCGACGCTCGCCGACTGGCAGGCGAAAGGTCTGCCGATTCCGATCTACTACTCGCACCGGCTCGACGATCCCGATATGAACCTCGGGCACGTGGTCTCGGCGACCGAGACCGACAAGGGTCTGCAGATCGTCGGGCAGCTCGACCTCGACATGCCCAAGGCTGAGACCGTTTACCGATTGTTCAAGGGCGGCAGGCTCTCTCAATTCTCGTTTTCGTATTCGGTGCCGTCCGGCGGCGGCGCGATCAAGACCGACCCCGAGACCGATCTGGAGTATTACGAGCTGACCGAGATCGACCTATTCGAGGTCGGGCCGACCCCGGTCGGTGCCAATTCCGAGACCGAGCTACTCGCGGTCAAGGATGCGCGCAATGTCGCGGCCGACCTCGTCCGGCGGATCAAGCAAGGGCGGGTGCTATCGGAAAACAACCTCACGACGCTACGATCTGCGCGAGACGCGATCTCGTCGGTCATCAAGGCAGCCGAGGGAACGTCCGACGACACCGGTAAGGCCAGCAACGGCACCGGCTCGGGCACGGTCGAGGACCCCGCGAGGGGCAAGGCCAAGGACCCCGACCGACGAGCGTTGTCCGTCATTGACGAGATGTCGATCCCCCTATCGACCCCGAGCGACGCGCTCGACGCGCTGGCGCTCGTCGACATCTGGAGTATCTCCAATGACAGCAGCAGTCACCATCAGGGAGCAGCGTGAGGCACTAGCGGCGCAGGTGCGCCAGGTCGCCGAGACTGCCAAGAGCGAAAACCGCAACCTCACGGCCGACGAGCAGCAGCAGATCGGCGCTGACCTGACCAAGGTCAAGGCGTTCGACGACCAGATTCGCGCGGGCGAGGCGACGCAGGACCTCGTGCGGCAGATCGCGGCGCTGCCGGACGTCGCCAAGGCGGCGCAGCGCAACGATTCCGGCGAGGTCAAGGCGGGCAGCCTCGGCGAGCATTTCGTCAAGTCTGGCGCGTACGAGGAGATGCGCGAGAAGCGGTCCGTTACCCGCTTCACCGCAGGCTCGTCCGAGTTCGTGCTCGGCAAGGCCGAGCCTCCCCCGACGCTTTCGACCGGTCTCGGTCAGGTCCAATACGGTCCGGTCGTGCCGACTGCGCTGCAGCGGCCGACGATCGCCGACCTGCTCTCCTCGGGCACCCTCAACGGGGTCTCGCTCACCTACTTTCAACAGGGCATCACAAGCGGCGATTTCGGTGCCGTCGCCGAGAACACCGAGAAGCCGGGCATTACGTTCTCGTTCGATCCGGTCACCGAGCCGCTCGCCAAGATCGCGGGCGTCACCAAGATCACCGACGAGACCACCGAGGACGCGGCGGCGGTCGTCTCGATCATCGACTCGCAGCTGCGGCTGCGGCTCGCGATCCAAGAGGAGCACCAGATCAGCGCGGGCTCGGGCACCGCGCCGAACCTGCGCGGCATCCTCAACCGCGCGGGCGTGCAGACCGTGACGGCGACCGATTCCTCGGACAACCTCGACGCGATCTATCGGGGCATGACGGCGTGCCAGACGGCGACGCAGCTGACGGCGACCGGCATCGTCATCCATCCGACCGACTACCAGAACCTGCGACTTGGCAAGGACACCAACGGGCAGTATTACGGCGGCGGTCCGTTCCAAGGACCGTACGGCAACGGCGGTCTCGTCCTCGTGCCGCCGATCTGGGGTCTGCCGACGGTCGTGACGACCGGCATCGCGCAGGGCACCGCACTCGTCGGTGCTTTCGCGGCTGCGGCGCAGTTGTTCCGCAGGGGCGGCGTGCGGGTCGAGTCGACCAACTCCGACGGCGACGATTTCCGGTTCAACCGCATCGCGATCCGCGCAGAGGAGCGCATCCTCCTCGCGGTCTACATTCCGGCCGCTTTCGTCAAGATCGTCCTCTCCTCGACTCCTCCGACCCCGTAGTCGATCCCGAGTCGTCGGCGCTCGGCTCGGCGGTCCCCCATGCAGGCCGGGCCGAGTGCTGACTTACGACAGCACCCAACTCGAAAGATTCGCAAGGAGTGAGTGAGAAGCAATGGCAGACAACGAATTAAGCGAATATACGGTCGAGATCAACGGCATCGAGCACACGATGCAGCTCGACGAGGAGACGGCCAAGCGCTACGGCGACGCGGCGCGCAAGAGCGGCGGCAAGGTCAAGGCTGCCGAGCCGGTCTCGTCCGAGCAGCCGACGACCGAGGCGAAAGCGGTCATGAGTCCGGCGAACAAGTCGCGCAGCGGCACGACCAAGTAGGCGAAACATGTTGATAGCGCTCCTCATCGTCCTCGTCGTGTGCGTCGTCCTCGGCGGGCTCGGGCTCGCCGTGCACGCGCTCGCGTGGCTCGCGTGGGTCGCGCTCATCGTGTTCGTCGTCGCGCTCGTGTTCGGGCTCGTCACCCGCGTATTCACCCGAGGACGTGACAAGGGCGCGGGCGTATGAGCACGCCGACGGTCACGCTGCCACCGCTCGCCAGTGCCGATCAGTGGCTCGCTGCGCAACCCGAGGGCACCGTGCCACCCGACAACCTCGACGACATGCTCGCGGCGAGCTCGGCGTCGATCCGGCGGTATTGCGGCTGGCACGTCTCGCCGGTCGTGACGATGACACTGCAGCTCGACGGCTCCGGCTCATACAGTCAGCGGCTGCCGAGCCTGCGCGTCGTCGACGTGCTCTCGCTGACCAACGGCGGCACCGACGTCGACGTCGCCACGCTGGAGTGGTCAGCCGACGGCTACATGCGCATGCTCGGCGCGCGATCCGAGGGCGCTTGGTACGGCTCGGCGAGCTCGGGCTGGGGCTGGAGCTACTGCGGCGGTCCTCGCTGGACGTCGACGCTGCGCGGCGTCGTCATCGAGCTCTCGCACGGTTTCGACCCCGAGGAGTGCGGGCAGCTGGCGGCGCTCTGCATCACGCTCACGGATCGGGCGATGGCGGCACCGCACGGCTATATGACGGCCGAGACGGTCGGCACCACGACGATCTCGTACGGCGGGCGCAACGTCGACGAGCGGCCGGGCAGCATGACCCTGCTCGGATATGAGCAGGCGCTGCTCGACCTGTACCGCATCAACGGGCGCAGGGCGGTGTGATCGTGCTACCGCCAAGTTTTCGAGCTCACAGTGTGCAGCTGGAGGCGCTGCAGGCGGCAGGACGCTACGGTCCGGCATACGACCCCCCGGTCGTCGTGCCGGGCGTGTGGGTCGAGCTCGGGCGCAGGCTCGTCAACTCCTCGACCGGCGAGCAGATCATCGAGAGCGCGCGGGTCTGGCTCGACGAGCGGGCACCGTTCGTCGCACCGGGCGACCGGCTGACACTGCCGAACGGGCACGTTGGGTTCGCGATCTCGGTCGACCCACATGACTCGCCGGGGCAGCTCGCGCACGTCGAGGTGAGCGTGACATGACCGGGCGCTCATCGGTCAAGTGGAGCTCGCACACAGCGGTCGTCGCCGAGCGCGCACGCCAGGGTGCGCACCGGGGCATGGACGAGGCGACCAAGCAACTGCTGGAGATGAGCAACGACCTCGTACCGGTCGACACCGGGGCGCTGCGCGACTCGGGCGTCGCATCGGTGCAGGCCGAGCTGACGGTCGTGCACGGCCAAGTCGCCTATGGCACAACGCAATACACCGACATTGAGGCTATCGAGCAGCACGAGCGGCTCGATTTCGGGCACGCGGTCGGTCAGGCAAAGTTTCTGGAGCAGCCGTTTTTCGCCAACGCCGACACGCTGCGCGACACGATGGCCAAGGGCATCGCTGAGGCGTTCGGCGGCGCGGAATGACGCGGCCGAGGGTTGGCGGCGCGTGGGCTGGCATCCTCGACGCGGTCGAGCTCGTCGAGGACGAGCTGACCGATGCGCTCGCTGACATCATCGCGGCACTGTTCACTCCCGACGTCGCGGTCAGGAGCAAGGCTCTCGACGATCAACCCGACTACGGCGTCGCGATCTCGCTCTCGCTCTACACCGACAACGCGGCGACCGGTCTGCGGCGCTATGGCGTGCAGTTCCGCACGCGCGGCGGGCAGGACGCGCGCGACGTCGACGACATGGCCGAGGCGATACACCAAGCGCTGCACGGCTCCTCGCGGATACCGGCAGGCAACTCGGTCATCGCGCATTGCTGGCGCGTCTCGACGGTCTCCCTCGGGCGCGACGACTCGCGGCGCTGGCAGCGCAGCGACAACTACCTCATCGACGTCTCGACCAACGGCAGCGAATGGATCGAGACGTGAGGACCCCCAACCGAAAGGACGCACGGACATGACAGCACCGGCAGCGGCTCCGACCCCGCAGCTCGCCAAGAAATGGATCATCGCGGTACGCACCGCAGGCGGGCAGGCAGCCGACCCGTACACCAAGGTCAAGGCACTGACGCAGGTGCAGATGACCATCAACTACACGCAGCAGGATCAAACGACCTATGACGACGGCATGTGGAGCGGCGGTCAGTTCGTCACTCAGCTCGCGTGGGAGGTCACCGGCACGGCGATGCGCAAGCTCTACGCAGGCACCGAGGACCCCGGTCAGCAGATGATCCGTGAGGCGGCGATCCCGGTCGGCGAGGCGCAGCCGACGCAGCTGGAGGTGCAGATTTACGACCGGTTCGGCGGCGTCGAGGCGTACTCCGGCACGGTCACGTGCCAGTGGGCACCGCAGGGTGGCTCGCCGACCGATCTGGAGACTGCGCAGTTCACGCTCTCGGGCGTCGGTGCGCGGGTCACCATCACCAACCCCGAGCCGCCAACCCCTTAGAAGCCAATGACGTAACGGCCGGTACCCCCGGTCATTGGCTCCCAACGGGTGCAGCAACACCGGACGCAGTCGCGGGCAAGGCGATCACGCCGAGCGTCCCTGCGGCATGGACGACTGGCCAGTACGTGCCGACGACCTCGGCCGCTCCGGCCGATCAGATTTCATGGGACGGCTCGGCATGGGTCAACGGTCCGGCAGTATGACGGGGTCCTGACTTATGCCACGACTCAAGCCAATACAGACAGTGCCGGACGAGCCGCTAGAGCTGCCGCTCATGACCTCGGATGGCACGTTCCACATTTACCGGGTGCAGCCTGCCTCGGGCGAGGCTTGGTTCCGATTCTCGGCGCTGGGGCAGGCATTCGAGGACTCGTTCGCCGGGCGCGCGATCGCACCGGAGGACGCCAAGGCAATCGACGGCATCTCCTCGATGGGAGTGACGGGCGTACATCAAGCGACCCTCGGCGCGGACGTGCTGCAGGCGATGCTCGACGACGGGGTCTCCTCGGCCGACATTCGGCGGGCGCACACGACTGCGCTCGTCTGGCATGTGAGTGGAGGTGACGTCTCGCGGGCCGAGGCAGCATGGGAGAAGGGGGAAACGACGCCGGACTCGACATCGACCAGTACGGGTCCGGCGACTATGACCCCGAGACGCAAACGTTCGAGTTCTACGACATCCCGGCAGAAGTCCTCGCCAAGCTCACAGGCCCGGTCGGCATGACATTCCTGCCGTGGCACCGCATCTGGGCGCACCTCGACGAGATCGAGGCCGATCTGCATTCCGAGTTCGGCGTCGATCTCTCCTCGGGCATCCTGCGGCAGCGCACGGCTCGCTGGCTGCGCGTGCACGTCGAGCAGCTGCTGACCATCGACTCGCGGCTGCGGCGGGCGCTGCAGCCGCCACCGCCACCGCAGCCGCAGGCGGTCGTCGAGGGGGTCGCGCAGTATGTCTGATAGTTCGCTGACCGTCGGCACTCTCACGGCCAAGATGGATCTCGACACGGCCGGTCTGACGGCTGGCTTGGCCAAGACTGACGCGAAAATGGCCGAGACGGCTGCGCATGGCGAGAGCTCGGCGAACCGCATCGGGTCGGCGTTCAAGAAGTTCGGCAGCGAGCTCGGCGAGCTGGCAATCGCCGAGTTCGCCAAGCAATCCGTCGAGGCGTTTTCCGAGGCCGAGCAGGCGACGACCAAGCTAAACGACGTTTTCGAGCGCACCCCGAAACTGGCCGACTCCAGTGCCGAGGCGATTCACTCACTCAACGAGGAGCTCTCGAAAAATAGTCGGTACACAGTCGCATCGCTCGACCAAGGCGCGGCGCAGCTGGCGCAGTTCGGGCTGACCGGCAAGCAACTCGCAGCCGATATGCCGATCCTCGTCGACTACGCGGCGCGGACCGGGCAGGACATTCCTGCGGCGGCAAGCGCTCTCGGCAAGGCGGCACTCGGGTCGACGAGGGCGCTCAAGAATATCGGCATCGACATGAAGGCCACGCACGACAGGGCCAAGGATCTCGCGACAGTATTCACCCTCGTCGGGCAGAAAACGGCCGGGTACGCGCAGAAGGATCTGACCACCGCTGCCGGTCGGATGGCCAATTTCAACAAGCAACTCGACGAGATGAAAGTGGCGCTCGGGTCGGTCCTCGTGCCGATTCTGGAGGAGGTCGCGACCCCGCTCGGGCAGATCGCGCAGGGCGCGCAGGCGGCGGCAGAGGGTTTCGCCAAGCTGCCCGGTCCGGTCCGGGATACCGCACTGGCGCTCGCGGCGGTCTACGCGGTCACCAAGGTCGGGCTATTTTCCGGGCTGACCGGCGGGCTGGCCAAGGTCAAGGACAACGTCGCGGTATTCCGGCTCATGTCGAGCTCGACTGCCTCGGCCGAGCAAGGCATCTCGCGTCTCGGGCTGGCGGCGCGGCAGGTCGGCTCCGGTCTGGCATCAATGGGTAGCAAGGTGCTCGGCATGTTCGGCGGGCCGCTCGGGCTCGCGATCGTCGGCGTTACTGCCGTCATGGCGATCTGGAGCAACGAAAACGCCAAGGCCAAGGCGCAAGTCGACGAGCACAACGCAGCCGTGCAGGATCTGACCGACTCGCTCGACAAGGTCTCGGGTGCGCTGACCGAGGCGTCGACCGAGTCGCTCAACAAGGAGCTAGAGGGCAGCTCGGACGCGTACAAAGCGATCGGCTCCTCGGTCGGCGAGGCCAGCGCGGCGATCACCGAGGGCGGCGACGAGCTCGACAAGTACCGCGAGAAGCTCCTCGGCATGTCGCTCGCGCAGGCGATCGCGACGGCCAAACAGGACGACAACTCGCGCGCGGTCAAGAGTTTGAGCGAGCGGTACGGCATCGACCTCGCGGCGGCTGCCGTCAAGGGCGGGCAGGCGCAGGCCGACGCGCTGGCCAAGCTGCGACCGTACGGGGTCGACCTCGACGCGGTCTCGGCGAATATGAACGGGTTCCGAGCCTCGGTCGAGGCGGCGCACCCCGGTCTGCAGGCGTTCGACGCTGCGGTATCGGCGGCTGACGACGCGAGCAAACAGGCGCGCACCTCGTTCCTTGACGCTGCCACCGCAGCCGAGAAGCTGGCAGGGTTCAAGGGTTCACCCGAGCAGCTCATCGCCGGACTGGACAAGGCGAGCAAGGCGGGTAAGAGCGTCGAGAGCGTCCTCGGGCAGTTCGGCATCACCGGGGCGTCGGCGACCAAGTTTATCGGGGCGATGGGTGACAAGGTCACCGAGGGCGCTGGCGGGCTGCACTATTTCTCGCAGGCAGCCGCAGATGCGAGCGAGAAGACAGCAGACGCGACGGCGGCGAACCAACTCGCGGCGGGCTCGTTCAAGCTCGTCGGCGACTCGGCTGCCGACGCGGTTCCGAACGTCAAGGGCATCTCGGATCAACTCTCGCTCGTCTCGACTGCGGCGACCGACGCCGACAACTCGACGCAGTTCCTGCAGGCCACCCTCGACCGGCTCGCCGGGCGCTCGCAGACGGCCGAGGATGCGCTGCGGCTGGAGGAGACCTCGCTCCGGGGCATCGCCAAGGCGAGCCGCGACGAGGCCGATGCCAAGGACAACGTCATCCAAGCGCAGGAGGATCTGACGGCGGCGCGCAAGCAGGGCGTCGACAAGGACCACTCGGCAACGGATAACGCGCTGGCGCTGCGCAAGGCCGAGCGCGACCTCGCCGACGCGCAGGCCGATGTCAAGGACAAGACCGATGCCAAGACCGACGCCGATCTCAAGGCGGTCCGGGCGATCGAGCAGCAGGTCTCGGCAGTTGCCGACGTCACGCTGCACCAGCGGGGGCTCGCTGCCGCGTCCGACGCGGCGGGCGCGAAAATGGCGGTACTGCGCGGCGAGTTCATCAAGAGCCAAGAGGCGGCAGGACTCTCGGCCGACGCTGCCGCCAAGCTCGCCGACAAGTACGGTCTCATTCCGGCGAACGTGCGCACCTCGATCATCGCCGAGGACGGCGCATCGCCGGACATCAACCAAGTCTCGACGCTGCTCGGTCAGCTGCCGAGGTCGGTGCAGATCGCGATCTCGGGCAGCTCGCAGTCGATCGTGCAGGCGGTCGACTCGGCGATCGGCGCGATTCAACGCATGACGCTGACACCGGGATACGGCAAGCTCAACCCGAACGTCAACGAGGCCACCGCAGGCGGCTACGCGGTCGGCGGCGAGGTCAGCGGCGGCATCCCCGGCACGGACTCGGTACCGATGCTCGGCATGCCGGGCGAGCATGTGCTGACGACGAACGACGTCGGGCTGCTCGGCGGTCAGGCGGGGGTCTACCGGTTCCGCAGAGAGCTCGCGGCCGGACGAGTCGGCAGGTACGCCAGCGGCGGCAGCGTGCCGTCAGGCGGCTCGCTGGCCGGTCTGGACGCGTACCAACCCGGCAACCGCGAGGGCAACGTCTCCAGTGCGATCGCCGACCTTGCCTCGGCGGTCAGCGATTTCGCGCAGGCTGCGGCCGACGCGCGCTCGACGTCGGCCGACGCGGCGACGGCGGCGCGGCAGGCCAAGAGCGACCAAGCCTCGACGCGCGGCGATCAAGCGAGCAAGGTCGCCGACGTACGGGCGAGCAACGCGGCGAGGCTGACCTCGGCCGAGCAGGCGCTGACGGCGGCGCGCAACAAGAGTCACAAGAGCGCGGCCGAGGCGGCGTCGCGCAACGCGGCGATCACCAAGGCCGAGGAAAAGCTGACGGCGACCCGCACGGCCAACGCGCAGGCACTGGCCAAGGCGACCACCGCGCAGCAGAAGGCCAATGCGGCGGCGGCGGCGCACGCGGCGGCGGCGCAGCGCACCGCGACTGCGGACGCGCGGGCTGCGGCGGTCGCGACGTCGCGTGCTGCGGCCGAGGCGCGGGTGCAGCGCGCCGAGGCGGGCATGCGCTCCGAGCTCGTCACCCTCGGCAGGCAGTACGACGCGAACGAGACCAAGCTCGGCACGCTGACCGACAAGCTCGCCGACCTGCAGAGCAAGGCTGCCGACGTCACGAGCTCGATTCAAGGCAACGTGACCGGCATCGGTGGCGGCATCCTCGGGTCGGACTCGTTCACCGGCAGCGCGACCACCGCAGGGGACATCATCACATCGCTGCAGCAAAATGCAGCCACCGCTAAAGGTTTCGACGCGAACATCGCGAAACTCGTCTCGCTCGGGCTCAACCCGGCAGCGGCCGAGCAGGTCGCCAACGCCGACCCGACGGGGCGCGGCGGCGTCGTCGCGCAGGCGCTCGCCGGAGCCACCAAGGCGCAGGTCGCGCAGATCAACGCGCTACTCGCGCAGCAAGCCTCGATCGGTGCGACGACCGGTAAGCGGATCGCCGGAGCCGAGTACGGGGCGCAGATCTCGGCGACCAACCTGCAGATCTCGGCGACCAACCTGCAGCTGCGCGTCGAGGCTGCCGAGGCTGCCAAGATCGGCAACACGATCGCGGCGGCGACCCGAGCGGCGATGACCGGGCAGCGCGTCACGATCGCGATCGGCAACGCGCAACTGCAGGCGGTCGTCAAGAGCGTCGTCGCGGCCGAGTCGTCGGCTGCGGTCCGGCAGGCGGCAGGCTACCGATGAACATCGTCGCGACCCCCGACCCGCTGGCCACTCCTCCGACCGTCCGGCTCGACGTCTCGGCGATCCTCGCCGGGGCGGTCACCACGACGATCTCGCGCAGCGCGGCCGGACTCACCCCGGCAGCGGTGCGCGGCGCAATGAAAGTACCGGTGCAGGGCACCATTACTGGGGTCGTCGATTACGAGGCACCGTTCGGGGTCTCGACGGTCTACACCGTGACGGCGTACGACAGTAACGGGGCATCGCTTGGCACCGCGCAGGTTTCGACGCTGCTGGACGTCGACGTCATGTGGATCTCCGACCCGCTGGCACCGGTCGTCTCGGCTCCGGTGCGCGGCGTCAAGTCACCCGAGTCGTTCGGGACACTGACCTACGCGCTCACGACGGCGGTCACACCGACCGAGGGGCAAGAGCTGCCGGTCGGGCTATCTGGCGTAAGACAGGCAGCCTCGTCGGTACCGCTGACGATCATCTGCGAAACGCAGGCCGAGGCCGGACCGATCCGCGAGGTGCTGCGCTACGCGGCACCTTTCCTGCTGCGCACCCCTATCCGCTGGCAGGTGCCGCTGCCTGCGCTGGCCTACTGCCTCGCGGCGCAGATCACCGAGACATTGTTCGGCGGTCTGTACGGGCGCACGCATCTCTCGACGTCGTTCGATCTCGTGCAGGC